AGCCTTAGTTGGCCTGAAGTTCTTTCTATTTCTTGCCGGCATTTTACTTTGCCGTCTCATTTTATTAAATCCTTATAGTATTTTACATAACTTGGATTAGAAACTTTTACTCCTCCAAGATCTCCTTTAATATATCTACCAACATATTTTTCTAATTTAGGAAATTTAGCTTTGTTGGGACCCTTGGATATTTGTTGATTTATTTTTGATCTATTGATTGTCATTAAACTAATCCTCCACTCATCATACTTTTTCTTTTCTTAAAAGTTGGAACGTTAGTTGGCTTGCCACCTACACCTTGTGTAACCGCTCTTTTTCTAGAGACCGCTGAACGTATTTGACTTTCCGACATTCTTCTAGCTTTTGCAAGCGGAACACATTTTGGATATTTTCTTTTTGCATCTCTCTTTTGTTTTGATCTTCCACATTTTGCAAAAGATCCATCTTTTCTTTTAGATCCAATATCAACCCAATTTTGTTTGAACCAATCGTCTAGACCTTTTTTAGCCATGACTTTAGAAAACCTTTGTTGTTTTTCTTCTATTTGACATGATTGCGCCACATCCTTTTGCGACGCCTCCTCTTTTTAATCCTTGTCTTCTTAATCTTTCAGCAGCCTCTGCTACTCCACCACCTGCAAACTCTTTACGAAAAGTTATTCCCGCTTTTATATCGCTACCTTTTCCTTGAAAAGGACTTTTTGTTTTTCCTTTTTCTGCAAAAAATCTAACATTACCTTTACCACCTTCAAGTCTAACAGATTTTCTTTTTCCTTTTGGACCAACTCCTTTAAATTTATCTTCTGATCTTTTAAGAGATATTTTTCCTCCAAAATCTTTTTTGCTCCCACCTATTGTAATTCCTTGTGTAAGATTTTTAGTATACTCATTATTGGTTGTTGATATTTCTGGAGTTACTTCAATTGACCCTCCATTTTTTTTGTAAACTCTACCGCCCATCGCTTTTGGTTTAGCTCCTCTAAAATCTTTTCTTTTCAAACCTGAGGGGTCTTTAATTTTACCTGCACAGATTTTACTCGCGTAGGCATTCGCGTATGCGCTTGGATACACCTTAAATTTTCTTTTCGCTGCAGCCTTACCTCTAGGACAAAGTTTAGTCATCTTTTTTCCTTATACTCTTTTTAAAACGTTTAATTCTTTTAACTGTTCTATCATAACGTTTATTGAACTCATCATCTAATTTAATTATTTGTGAAGGTTTAACACCTTTTTTAAAAAGGTTTTCTTTTAATTTTTTATGTTCACTAAAAATTTCTTTTTTAGTATCGCCTCTTCTTATTCTTCCCTCAATTTCTAACCCTCTCATGGGATGATAACCTTTAGGTATATTTATCGTGCTTATTTTTTTAACTTGACCCCCCTCATCATATCCTTTGGGGGATATCTGTTTATTATATAGCCTGTTAACCATTTTTATTTTTTCTTTTTACACATGCACTGTTTAATGCAAAGTATTTTACACAAAACGTTTTTTATGACTGATCTAATTTTTTCTAACATTATCTTCTCCTTGCTTTTCCAAAACCAGTAAGTTGTTGTGTGCCACTTTTTACAGCTCCACCCATTTTTAATTTTGAAACACCGCCTGCTTTTGCAATTTTACTCATCTTACGATCAAAGTCTGCAAGTTTTTCTGCGGCTCTAGCGTCACCTGTTTCTAAGGACATACCACCTCTTTTACCTGGCATAGATTTTTTTTTCATTCCTTTAAGAGCTAATGCACCAGCGCCTACAACAGCTGCAGCTTTACCAACTTTTTTTAATAATTTTTTAACCATTACATTTTGCCTTTTTTCTTTTTCATTTTATTCATCATAAATTTTCTTAGACCTGGATTTAATTTAGCCATGCCACCTTTTTTCATACCAGTAGCTTTTCCAAGATCTTTGGCACCTTTTCCATCAGCTGCAAAAAATGGAACTTTTTTTCCACCCTTCATAACCATTTTAAGTTTGCCACCTTTTTTCATCATAGGTCGTTTCATCATCATGCCACCACCCATCATTTTTACCTTACCACCTTTTTTGTAGCCAGGAACTTGTTTATTATGTCTTTTATTTGCCATTATTTTTTGCCTCCGTTTTTAAATATTTGTGTCCCCTTTATACCAAAAATACTAGCCACGACAAGGATCCATAAATTCGTGAACCATTTTGGAAGGTTAGAAAAATATTCAAAAAACAGTTCCACCTTCTGCATTGCAGCTGGATCATCACTAATCACAGCCCATGCAAGTAATATAATCGGGATTGACAACAGGATCAAGACAAATTCGTCTTTCCAATCATTTTGTCTAGCCTCTAATAACTTACCTTGATAAGCCTCTTCACCACGAGCCATACGTTCGGCGTGGAGAAGCTGGGCATCAGACATCGCTATCTTAGTTCTTTGTCTATTTTGATAAATTTTAGACCCTGTTTGTATTGCCATCTTGGCGAAACCAAACCATGCCATGTTATGCCTTACCTTTCTGCTTAATACCTGCTCTATTTAGAGCGATAGCTATTGCTTGTTTACGATTTTTAACCTTTTTATCAGATTTTCCAATCGTTAATTTACCTTTTTTAAATTTTCTTATGGTTTTTGCTATTTTTTTGTCTTGTTTTTTAGTCTGTTTCATTTTTTCCTCTAATAATTGCTATGTTTTTAGCCATTTTATCACCAGATGGTATGGTTTTACTTAAAATAGTTTTTTCAATCGACGTATTAGCTCTTAATTTTGCTAATTCTTCGTTTTGTTCACGTTTTTGATCTTGATTTTGATCATTTAACATAGCTTTCATCTTATCAAGATTCAATCTTTCTTCACCTTCCATACGTTTTCTCTCATTTTCTTGTGCACGTAGGTCTAATTCTCTAGATCTTAGTTTAGCAACAGGATCATTGTCAAATTGTGAAGTAATTTTCTTCTCTTCGTTTTTAAATTCTTCCATCATCTCTGCAATCAACACTGCTTTTCTAGATTCTATTTTTTCTGATAACATTCTTGCTTGCATTTGCATTTCAGGATTTGCCATTGCTTGTTGATTTTGTGTCATCATTGAAAGTTGTTGTATTTCATTTCTAAATTCCATTTCAACTTGCTCTAGTGCCATTAGAGAAATACGTTCTAAAATATTTTTTTGTAAAGCTGCCATAATTAGTGGTGCATTTCTTGCCATGTTAGTTGCCATGTAATTTAAATGCGAAGTAATGTGAGCTCTATGGTCTTGTCCTGGAAACGCTTGAAAAGGTTTTCCTGCCATTGCATCGATTTGTTCCAACGCTGGATCTTTTGGTGCAGGTGGTGCTTCTCTTTTTAAAATTGAATCCACATTTTTTACACCAAGCGCTTCATACATGTTTCTGTAAACTTCATATAAATTATGAATATTAGGATTAGAAGTTGCAAGTTGCAGCTCCGACTGAGCAAGGGAGATACGCTGAGTCTGTGAAAAAATATTTGGATCTGCAACTGGCAAAACATCAACTCTGTCATCAAAGTCAGCTTGTTTGATGAAGCGTTGTCCACCTACCACGTCGTAGGGGTATTCGGGTGGTAGGTAAAGTTTGAAAACTCTAGATAATAAATTAAATTCTACTTTGAGAGATGCATACAATCTTTTATGTATAGCCGACATCACACGACTACCTCTCTCTAGAAGCGCAACGGTCGTACCCACAGCTGCTCCTTGATTCCCTTCGCCCACTTGCAAGTCCGCTATAGAAGCAAAGCGTTGACCTGCCTGAACTACGACCCCCATTAACTGTAATAAAGTTGCAGATGGTTCTT